CAAGCAACTTTCGCCCGGTAACAACCAGAGCGGTCTCTGTCTCAACGGCTTGTGCCGCAACACGAGTCTTGAGGCGCCCCGTAACTGTCGCTGTTTCGGTCTCCAGAGCCTGCGTAAGCGGCTTGGCCTTGACCCGTGTGAAAGTCTGCCCAACCTCGTTCTCAAGGGCCTGGGCGACCACACGGGCCTTCAAGCGCCCTGAGAGCGTAGCAACCTCGGTCTCTACTGTCTGAGCAAGCGTACGAGCCTTCACCCGGGTTACTGGCTGAGCTACCTCCACCTCAACCGCCTGCGCCACGGCCTTTGTCTTGAGCCTGGCTATGGGCTGAGCAATCTCTGTCTCCGTAACTTGGTTGAAAGGCGGCATCACTAAGCCGGCTTCCCACTTCACTGCGAAGGTAGCGGTGCAGTACTCTTCAGTTGAAGCAATGGTGAAAGGACCAGGATCCTCAGAACCAGTAGTCAACACCTGCAATGCGTAAGCCAGGCTCACACCGTCGGCAGCGTCACCAGAGTTAACCGCAGCGCCGTCCACGTAACCAGCCGGATATGCCGTAGTAGCTACGACACCGCTGTCATAAGCAGCCGCCGCTATTGAAACTATTTTTTCAATCGCCCACCCTGTCGGATTCAACGCAGGAGAATCAAGTGAGGTAGAGGTGTTCCCCTGAAAAACAGCAACTTCTGGAGGCACCGTCAAATCCACATTTGTCAAACGCCATACCTTGTGTGCACTGGTTTGGGCCACGTCTGTAATTGCTGTCTCAGTGGCACCTTCGCTACCGTCTGCGATCTTGTAGTAACCCCGCAAGGAGCACAAATCTCCGCTGTGAGCAGTGTTGCCCAAAGACACCCAGTTGTCTGCAAAATCACCAGACACAATAGGACGAGCGTCGTAACTCTGTAGCGCCAACAACAATCCGCCACTACCAGCGGGCATGTTCACCACGTGACTAGTGCTGTTGGTTGGCACTGCCGTTTCCGCTTCACTTACGACAGGCCAGTCTCCAGGCCGAATGCGCCCTGCTGTTTCCGTTTCAACGGCCTGACCAAGCATCCGAGTCTTGACCCGAGCTATGGGCTGCGCCATTTCAGTTTCAACTGCCTGCCCAGCACTTGTAATAAAGCTCTGAGAGGAGTTGGTGCCAACGATTCCACCATACGAACAATGCGAGTAATCAACTATCCCTTCGTGAGCAGCAGCTACCGCTACACGACCAGTTCCCCTAGGCGTTGGGATGGTGGCAATGTCGGCAGCGGCATCGGCACCGCCCTTGCGCACGCAGGTACCAGTACCCCCGACAGCTATATCGGCGCCTAGGCTTTCGTACATCACCTGCGTCGCATTGATTCCAGTTACAAAACCATTGAGCGTGTCAAGTCCGGCGTCTGTGACGTCCACCGTAATGATGTTGCCCACCATAAAATCGTGAGAACCAATGGTCAAGGTAGCGGTGCCACCGGTTCGGCTACTGGCGGTGACCGTGTACGTCAGGTGGGCCTTGTCCAGATCAATGGTGAACGCATGATTTGGATCTGTCCAACCCGGAAGAGACTGATGTCTGCTCCAGCAGCGAACCTGGAGGATCGTACCTGAGACACGCACTTCCATCCAGTAAGGAAACAGACGCTCGTTGCCTGTAGCGGAAGTACCAACAACTGCGAGATCGTGCTTGCCGTCCGTGTATTTGAAGGTGGTAGCACTGGGTATCTCAATGACCTTGACCTGACGCACATCGCTACTGCGGTCTTTGACGGTACCGCTACCGCCCTCGTTGGCGCCTACCTGCGCCCATGTGATCTGCGTAGCGTTGAAGCCCGTAACAGTGAAGGTGCCACTGAACGTACCTGCACCGAATAGGAAGGCGATGTCGCCGGTCTGCATGCCGTGGCCACTGCCCAGCGTGGCCGTCACGACATTGCTGGCACGGTTCAGTGTAGAACCAGGAAACTCCTTGGTCCAAGAGATGTTCAGGTAATCGTCAATGACCATTTCATGTGCCACTGACGTTACCGCTGTCACCACACCGCCAACCCTGCTGCCCGATGTGATGTTGTAGATCTGCTTCAGGTCAAGTGCTGCGTTACCTTGGCGATTGGTGAAACCAGATCCGTCAAGGTTGCCCTGCCACACCCCGACGTTGATGGCGTGCGGATTGCCCACGAACACATCGTGCCAAGCAACGATCGCACGACGTTTGGTATCCTCCTGGGCACGCAGACCAAGCCCGTGCTGAGGCAAGGCGATACCGGCGTCGTAAGCCTCCGCCTTGATCTCCACCAAGACGTGAGCAATACCCCAGAGACCAGACTCTGGAATAGTAAACATCTCACGCTGATTGGATACTGGGTCCGGCCCGGCTGTCAGAGCTATGTCCAGCTCATGCTTGTCTGGAAACACAGTGTGCTCACTAACAGACACATCGTCTTGAGTATATATCCACTTGACTATACGATCTTCGTCTGTAACGGTATCCCAGTCATAATCAACAGTACTGATTCCAAAGAACCAGTCGTTCACCATCTCCCAACCAGAGCCCCTGAACTCCGTCAGGTTGTTTCGCTTTACACGATCTCCCCCAGATCCGTTTAAGACTCTTCCCTTACCAGAGGTGACGGGCATATCACCCCTTTGCGATAGTTAGTTCGCCACCGATAATTCCCATGGCAGTTGCAGAACACTGAACCATAAAAGCCAAGCACGCATCGTCAGGTACTTCACGCAAACCAGACGAGAAAGCATCGTAAACGGCCGCAACGTTCAGGGTCTGGAGTGGAATGGTCACCAGCCGCTTGAGAAGGGTCAATCCCCAGTTTCCAGAAGTCTGAGTCACGCTCCAGCGATAGGCCGTGACCGCTCTTACACCATAGTCTCCAGAGGGCAATGCCGCCTGATGCATGGATCCGGCAACACCAGCGTTCGCAGGCTTGGCAATAGTAGCTATCTGACCAGTGGTGCCACCCTGATCCGTGAAGGTGACCGTGATCGTGGCGGCAGTTGCGTTACCCCATGCGGCATATTGTTCAGCCCAGAGTTCCACTCCTTCTCCAGACGTGAATCTGGTCAATGCAGAGGGAGAAATGGCTTGGTCAGTAGTCGCAGTGGCAGATAGTGCTGAGTCATGCCAAAGACGATCATATAGAACCAAGGTCCCAGCCGCTTGAGAAGCAGCTGCGATGTATCCCAGATAGTTGTTAGCGACTCCAGCTGCGTTCACAAATGGGAAGGCACCTGCTGTCGTGTCGTCAGGGATAGCTCCGTTCACTGATCCCTGAGCGGCTCCAGCACCCGGTACACCAGCAACCGTCCACAAGCTATGTGTGCTCCCAATCTGAGCGGCTGTGAAGGCACTCTTCATATAGTTCCTGGTCTCACCAGCCGTAAGAGCGGCAACCAATCCATCAAGAGTTGTAATTGCCATCATTCCTCTTTCGGTATGCGAGCCATCCGCTTGATCTCCGTGAACAGGGCGCTAGGCGGCACACCGTCGTGAACGGCATGGAACATGCACATGTCCACCGACCGAGTGTCTCCTGCCAACAGTCGTTCTTCGGAGTAGGCCACGATTGACTCAGCAATGTCGGACATAGAAGCGCCACCCGTCACGGCAGCTTGCGTCGCGGCCCTTAGCGCTGTCAAGTCATGAGTGGCCAGGGCTTCCTCTATTTCAGGAACCCTAGCCACGATCATCCACTGCTTCGGTAGAAGCCAGCAGCCGCCACGCTAGCGGTCACATCGCTACCATCTGGAGTGATGGGGAAATCGTGACACGTGAGGGGAATCACACCGGTGGTAGGCGCCGTACTGTCGGGGCAGAAGCAAACCAGCAGATCGGTCCAAGCGGTGCCCGCCGAAATGCCAGGGCCAGACCATGTCACATCAGGAATGTCCAGATCTAGGCGCTCGTTGGCGTCGTCTGGTGCCGGCACGGCAGCGAGATCTGCATCTGTCAGAACCTTGCGTGCGTAGCCGGCATTGGTCACCTCGTTTGGCGTACCAGCAAGAAGCAGGAGCAAGGTGTCGTAATCCCTCAGGGCAGCGTCTGTCTCAGCACCAGCATCAATGGCAACGATCTGGAAACAGGCATTGGCTGTTGAGGTGAAAGCAGGAGTGCCAGCCGCCGTAACAACCAGGCTGTTCTCAACTGCGTGATAGTAGTAGGCCAGCTTGCCTCTTGCAATGTTGAAAACGAAATCAGCCATTTGTTCCCTCTTTCAGTTCGGCAATTCGGGTTGACCTTAGACGATCCTCAAGCTGCGCCTTTAGTTCGTCTATCTTGAGTTGCGTATTCCTCAAGGCTTCAGCAGCCTCTGGAGAAGGCTCCCGCCCAGCAGCCCTATTCAGTGCAATCACTTCTCTCATCATTGCAAGCTCTCGGATGGTGGCATCCAACTCCGCTTGCATAGCCGCCGTCATGTTGCTATTCACAAGAACGTGAATGGTGTCCAGTTTGGTATTGGTCGTGGACTGGTTATCCTTTAGATCGGAAGCAACGTTGTCTTGCCGCTGCATATCCTCAATACGATCACCCTTGTTAGATCTATTGACCAAGTAGGCCACTAGAAACGCACTGCTCAAGGAAGTCATAACGTATCCCAAGAAGTTGATCATTGCGCTCGCCTTTCCCGAGCCTCCTTCACACAATCCCGGTCGGGCACGGCTTCCAGGATTGCCTGATTGATCTGCTCCGCCAGTACCTGCACTTCCTCAGGATTGCTACTGGTATTGACGATCTGGTCAAAAACCAGACGGAACACACCCCGAATGCTGGCCCGGCTATCACGACTAAGTTCGCAGTTCTCCTGCTGAGACTGCTCAAACTTCTCTTCCAGCTTATCCCTTGCATCCTTGCCGGAGGTCCAAACATAGAAGGTAAGCACGAACATGCCGGCGATAACCACGCCAATGAGACCAAACACAACTCGGCTGGTTCGCCTTGACTTCTTCAAACCTCTCAACTCAGTCAGAGCTTCCTCAAGACTGCCCTGAAGCTCTTCCAGCTTGGCCATCAGCTGGGTGGTGCCGCCGTCACTCATATCACTCACAGGTTCGTACCCTTCTCCAAAGTCTTCTCGGCCTTATCAAGGGTCTGCCGCAGGTCTTCCATCACAATACGAAGACGAGCCTTGACCCTTTCCGTTTCGTTGATCTCTTCATCTCGCTCTTCCTTGGTCCTAACGAATGGCCATTTCATGACAGACCTCGCTGCATGCGAATGTCCTTCAAGACCCCATATATCTCCACCATCAGGTGGTGATTCTGCTCATCAAACGCAGTGCGGCTAGCAATGATCTCAGAAGAACGTTTGATGAGAGGAACCAGTTCCACCATGTTGCCTATCATCACCTCCCGTTGTTGGACAAGCTCATCCCGCTCTTTGACCAACCTACGGAAGAAGAAGATGACAATCCAGGCCATAACAAGAACAGCCAGACCAAGCAATCCTCGGTCCAGCAGCATGCTCGTTGGATCACTGGTCTGGGAGATCATCCAGAACCTTTACATCGGCCCCCAGGCTGATTGGATGATGAGGTGGCTACCCGCCCTCAGCTGCGATGCTGTCGGACGGGTAACCACCCCATCGCTGACCCGATCCGCTAGGTCAGGTCGTTGAACTCGCCGGCGCCACACGCCTGCACGAAAGCGGAGAACTCCTCACGGGTGTGGACGGTGGCGTCCTTGAACTGGCTGTTGCGGATGCGATCTTGCCATCGCTCATCTCAGCCACTTCCACACACATGGGCTGATCAGCGTTGCAGAACTGCTCGCTGGCCTTGCGCCATGTCAGCTTCTTGACTTCCTTCACGATCCCTCCTATGGGGTCTGTTGGCACTCACTGATGCCTTGCTTCACCAGGTTGAGATACGCCTGGGCAGCGGGCACAGCATAGGGCGCTGCGGACCATGCAAACCAGTCCTCCGGCACGTTGATATGGACGTTGTCCAAGGCTAAGTACTCGGGGTGCGAGTACACCGTGTTGGACCAGTCCATAACGAAGGTGTTCGGCCGAGTACTGGCAGCCGCTTCCATGTCGGTACGGACAGCGTTGAGGTTCGCAGCCGCCGTGCCCGGAATAGCTGGATGCGGCTTGATGAGAACTACGCAGGAGGAATCAGAAGCTGTGTAGATCAGGCTGAACAACTCCGCCCGCTCATGCGCCCCGTACCTGTCTGCCATGTTCTGCCCAAAGGCGATCACCACGGTCTCTGGCGACCGAGCAGGATCTGCCACCAACTGCGTCAGCCTGGGCTGAGCGTGCTTTGGCTCCCAGCCTGGGTACGTCAGCTGGTCGCTCTCGGCGTTGTTGGCCATCTCATCCTGACCGTACAGGATTGCTTGCCACAGGATGCTGTCGCCGACTAGGGCGACGCTGTTTGGTACTGGCTGCTGCTTTGCTGGTGCCTCGCAAGTACCGACGACAAATGCCACCGCACTCACGAGAATTGCGAGATACTTCACGGTCCTCCTTGTTCCATTTCTTCCCAAACCTGCCCCTTGTCCAGGAGCCCTTGGGATTGGGCGATCTCCGTTTGTTCTGCTTCGGTCAACAGGCCCTGGAATGCTTCCCGCCCCGGTTGTGGAGCCAACAGGCCCGTCTCTTCTGCGTCACCTGTGATGTAGATGGCACGCAGCTTCTCGTATGCCTCAGGGCTGTGTGGGAAGGGCTGAATGCCCAGGGCGTTTGTCTTGCCGCCGAACTCACTCGGGGGATATGGGTCGCTCATAAGCCTGCCACCGTTCTGTTGCGTGTCACGACGTCTGCCTTGGCCAACACCAAAGCGGCTGTCTTGTTCGCCTCGGTTATGGGTGGACCAGTGACAGGAGTGTTGTCCACAACCCAAGCAAACGTAGCGACAATGTCTTTGGTTCTGGTATCCATAACTCGCCACTCTGAAGGGGTGCCTAGCACAACTTGAAACACGAAATCACTACCGGGCGGTATCTGCAGACTCACGCAGCCATCCTCTCAAAGATCAGGGTGTACTTGCCCCGGGCCTGATTGCCCTTGCCCATGGAGTGATTGTTCTGGAACGTCTCCTTCAACGCCCAGCCCTCACGCCATGCCCCGTTGATCAGGTCCTGGTCCAGGCTGAAGACGTCCGTGACAACGTAGTGATCGCCAGCTGCGTCAGCGTCGTGGAAGGCGTTGCCCACATGCTTGTTTCTCGTAAGTAGTCCCATGGCGTGTCACCCTACCACGTCTAGATGACTTGAGCGTTCTGCTTGGAGAACTTGATCTGTTGCAGGCGGTAAGCGTTGGCTCGGAACAGGCCCCGCCACGTCTCTACGATTCTCTGTGGACCACCACGCCAAGTGGTGAATTCCTGACGGGCCATGTAGTCAATGACGTTGCGATCCGAGACCAGGATGACGCCGGCTGCGATGTTCAGGGCGACGGTGTTGGTGGCTGCCTGATTGGCAATGTCTTCGTTGCCGAGCCACGTGCCGCCGGTCACAGCTGTCCAGTACGACACCCAAGCGTACGACTCGGTAGCTGTGACTTCTCCACCCGAATAGGCCACGACGGCGTCCTGCGGCAGCCGACCCGACCCATCCATGAACTCACTTACTGAAAGGACCTTCCGAGTTGTATTGGTCGCAGGGTTGGCAGCACCGCCCACACCGGGGTCGGCAGTGTGCATCTTCACGAAGACAGTGTCCAGACTCATGTCATTACCTCCATGCGTTGGGCGGCAGGCTAGCAGCCACACCGGCACTTCGGCTATCTCAACCAGCCCCAGCCCTCGCACACGGCACAGACCACGTCCTTCCAGGTGACACGGCGCCGTACGTGCATAACCCCCGTGCCCTGGCACTTGTAACAGCGATCACCGCCTGCGTAGGGCTCCACCACATTCGTGACCCAGAACCGAAGAAACTCGTCCACCTTAAACCCCTTGATATCTGCTCTATACGGGTGTCACACCGTCCGCCCGGTACTGCATATCCACCTCTTCTTACCGACCATCGTGGATCCTATTCTCCAACTGCAAGTCACACCGAATGCACATGTGATCAAGCGGAAATTGTCCTCGCTGAGGAGCATGCGGTGTGTTCCGCATGTAGTTGATTTTCTGGTCGTTGGCCTGCTCAGGAGACACAACTCGTGCTTCTGAGATGTTCAGACCCAAGCCTTCGTACCGAGCAACTACATCCTGCATAGCTGCCCTTTCCTCAGGAGTGGGATTCACCAAGCTGATCGGCTCCCACTCCCGCTCCACGTACAGAAAGCGGCGATGACCAGGCTCAGTGTAATTGGTGCCACCACCGTTGGACTGGATCAGCTTCCAGCGTGCCTCGTGCAGTGCCTCCAGCACTTTCGTGACGTAGTTCTTGGCGGTAGCCAGGCGTTCGCACTCGGTCAACAGATACTCACCTACCGGACCGGTCTCAGCGACGTTGCCGTTGCCGTCACATTCGGTACAGCCGGCGTGCATGGCCAACGCACCGATCAACACTGGGGTCTTTCTCCACTTCTCCATTACCACTCCCTGAAGCCTTGACGATAGTGGACATGGCTGAACCACTTCCACGGGCGACGCTTGATGTACTGCGCATGCCCCACGGAACGCCACACGAACCAATCCTTGACGGCAAGCAAGTAAACAAAGATCACTTGCGCTCCTTTGAGAAGAACAAGATGTATGCGACAGAGATCCAGCCAATGCAACCAAGGACAACGAACCACAAAGGTGGATGCAGCACGAAGTCCCACACGTTGACCACCCAATCAAACATCAGTCCCCCGTGCCGTACTTGCCGAAGTCGGTGTAGGACAGCGCCCACACGCCAACACTAGCGATCAAGATGAACCACATGGTTTCAGCTCTTTCTGTAGTTTTCTGGACAACACTATCAGATGCTTCAGTGCCGGCATGGCATCGTCATTTGACTTGCCCGGCTGCCATAAGCCCCAGCGACGAAGCATGTCGTCACTTATGACCTGCATCTCACTGGGTAGCTGCATCCGTACGTCCACCTTACCATCTGTCTCTGGCTCTAGCCAAAGGTAGAACGTAAGCTTCGCAGCTAGCTCCACTGGCGATAGTGCATCGCTGTGTAAGTTTGCGTACGGATGAAGAACGAAACCCTCATACACCAGGATGGTCCTGACGTCGTACGCCCGCTGTTTCCCCTGGCCTGCCTTGGTCATGATCTCAAGCAGGAACTCACGAATGGCTATGCACTGGTCATTCAACGACCCCATGACCTGAAAGGCCTCGCCCCTGCCCGCCTTGAACGCCTTCACAACCGTGATGTGAGGAGGCTCGTCAGACTTCGGCTTGTACAGGGCATGCGCCACGCCTGTTTCCCCGCCCGGGTCAATCGCTATCAAATTCAACAACATTGGGATCTCCTTCTGGACAGTGCATACTGAAGCCATGCTCAACATCACCACCCCGGACAGGCCCGACATCTCTGAGGCTGGCGTCACGTTGATCGGTGTGCCCGTGGGCAACACCCGTGGCGCTCGCATTCAAGCCGTGATCCACTACACCAACGGCATCACCGACGTGCTGGAGTACGACACCATCGCCGGCTGGGATCCTGAAAGGGGTTTCGGTGGATGGGAGCTGGACAGCATTCTGATCCAAGTCTCCGTCATGGCGGCTATTGCCTGGCTGCGAGATCTACTGGTGCCGCCTTGCAGCCCCATCGCCAGCTGAACACCGAGATTAAATTCAACAACATGCTTGCGATCTCCTTCTGGAAGGCGCATACTTCGCTCATGACCGCAACCAGCACCACAGTCACCCGCTGCGCCTTCACTCACCCCGACTACAAGAATCAGCGCTGCCCCGAGCGCCCGGTTGCCAAGATCCAGGAACTCCCGGCGTTCACCGGCATGGTCCGCAACGCCTGTGAGTACCACCGCAACGTCCTCGTCGGCTCCGCTACCTGGAGGATCGTATACTAGCTCCACGAGCCAGCCAGCTAAGCCTCGGCCGCAGGGTCGGGGCTTTGTTGCGTTGAGACACGATCACAGTTGGGGCACACCCGCAAGCGCACGTGCACGTGCTCGGCATGTGTACTACCAATCCACACCCGGTCGCCGCAGCACAGCCTGCACGTCTTCCGTGTCCACGGCTTCATCGCCTAGGGAACATCCCTTGAAGAATGCTTCTCATCTGCACCACCAGGTACCTCGTCATAGCGCATTCCAGACAGTCCCGGCCTTTGCCGTGACAGCACTCGCCGGCTAATAGGCGCTCCACGTCGTTGTCCTCAGGCACGCTCAGTCGCCGCCTGACGAGACGCAACAAGGCCCGGCACCATTGCGGGCACCTCTCGCTTGCGTTCTGGCACGGCCGATCTGACAACCGTCTCAGCCATCTGCCGTTCCTCCTGCCTCCAGGCCACCCACCAAGGCGCCTGCGATCCAACATCCGTGTCCCAGTCCATCACAACCGACTCAGGCAAGTGACGATCAACCCGGCAAACACCAGACCCACGCTCACGTTGATGGCAATGGCTTCCCACAGACTAGCCAGCATTGTCTCTGGCTCCCTTCGCCTCCGCATACATGGTCATGAACTCGGCAGTGTGCGGGTAGCCACGCACATCCAGCGTGGTTGTGAAGGTCCACCGCCTGGCATTCTGGCTGGTTCGCCACAACCAGCCCACCCGCTCCATGCCCTTGAAGTAACCGTTGCAGTTCTTGGCAGCCTCGGGATTCGTATGAATGTGCAAGCTGGGTTTCATGTACTGACCACCTTTCTTCCTCGCATAACGATCTTCTTGCGCTTGCTAACGGGCTTCGCACTTTCGCAAGGTCCACACGTGTCGGTCTTGTTGTAGACGCTGAGGATAGTGCCGCATGCGCACCTGCGCCCAGCCGGCATCAACTGCCTACCGCTGCCCTCTTCCCTGATCTTGGTCATACACCCTTCACCTTGCGAATCATGGCGCTGTCGCCACGCTCCGGTACGTTCTCAATGTTGTGGCACCAGCAGCCGCACACGTTGGTGCAGTTGCCCGGACACTCAGGCCAATGAGATCTGAGAACAGACTTAGGCCAGTGAGATCTAAGAACCTTCTCTGCCTGAGCTACCTGCTCCGCATCGCCCTGCCACCCCTCACCGTCGTCGTGGGTAACAATGGCCACAGGTGCTTGCGGCGGAAGTCTGGTGGCGTCGTGACGCACCATCAAGGGGCTCATAGCACGAGCCTGGTCCAGTGCCTGCTCGGAAAAGACCAAGGCGGCACGCACCTTGTCGTAATCCTTACGCAGGGAATGAATGAGATCCAAGGCCCGGCGATATCCCGCTGCTGCTTCGTCCTCAGTACCGTACGTGTGCTCTCGCTTGTCAGCCTCGGCCTGTAGCCAGTCGGTGACGTTGCCCTGCCGGTAGTCCAACACCGCCTTTCGCATAGTGGGAACGTCAATGAAGTCCAGCTCGTTCACCATTCTAAATCGGGCAACCTCCACCACCTCACCCTCACTAGTATGAATGCGAACGGATACCCCTGGATTCACCTTTTCAATACTGATGCCGTACACCTTGTACGGCTCTGTCGTGTGCTCTTCTGTCATACTCGCTCCTATGGACCGTATTGATCCCAATGAGCCAGTCCATGCACCCGGGCAGCGTTGGTGCCCAGATCGCTGGCTATCCGCTTGACCATGCCATGTCGCTTCTTAGGACCCAGCTGCATCCACTGCTGTTGCAGCCGTTGGTACTTGACATGCGCCCGGATAGCGTCGTTCTCTACTGTGTCTGGCATTAACCCTCAGTTCGCACTCAGGACCGGCTTACCTTCTGCCTGCATGCGTGCGATCAACTTGCTTCGCACATCGTCCGGGCAGATCACCGCACATTCCATCAGGTGCAGCCAGCCCTTGTCGTCCTGCCACAACGTACAACCACACGGATGATTGACTTTCACATTGGCCATCACAGCCTTAGCCTCCCATGTCCACTGTCCAGATGCAACGCAAGAACCTACCCACGTTCTTTCACCTTCTTCAACCACTTATCCAAGCCAATCAGCTCATCGCTCTCTCGGTCCCAGCCAAACCAATCACCATTTCCTGTCAAGAGCGCTGCTTCAGCAGCGATCACACAACCAGCACACTTCTCCTCATAGCACGTGTACTGACTATGTGGAGACTCAGGATGTTCACAGGCCCAATACAGGCCAATGGAACGATCGTGTTCGGTCATACCTTCATGGATCGCCATCTGACTTCTCCGGGTAGTGGATAGCGCCTGCGTCCTTCGCCACGGCTCGTCAGCACAATACAGACAAGCGTCGCCTTGGACAAACGTGGATGTCCCTTATGAAACCAGCGCAGCCATCGTCTTTCTCTTTCGCTCATGTGCTTTATCTGAGCACTGACGAAGTGCCTACGACGCTTAGCCTCAAGACTTCTGGTAGTGCTCTTAGTCATTCATTGTCCTCAAAAGGATTCTCCCACTCTTCCGAGTTAACATCTATCACATCACGGACTACGATTGCCTTTGTGACGCCTTCCTTCTCCCACACCGACTTCTCTATGGTCTGCAGCTCTACTCGTTGTGGATTCATACCAAGGATCCTATTGAGTATCCCTTCGCACACACGAACACGAACCACATCCACCTCTACACCCTCAACACCAGAAGCAACATCACTGAGATACTTCACTGCCGGCTCAAGCGCTGCATTCAGATCCTTGATCGCATGAGTGCTCATCCTCTTGTTCAGCTCATGCAACAAAGCGAGAGGGATCACCTTCGGAGGCTGACCCGTGAAACGTCCATTCCTATCGTAGTTCTGACCCCTGATCAACTCGTCATTGGACCAATCAGAGTAGTCAGGGTTGTTGAGAAGCTCTTGTGTCTTCTTTCCGATTTGAATGTGCTGAGTCACCTTCTTAACCGGTTTGGCACGACGTTTTCTCGTCACTGATTCACGTACTGTCACGTATTAATCCCTTCTTGAGGAGATGAGTGCTGAAGACACACAAGATCAACGATTACATCCCATCCTCCACGAGGATCTAGAGTCTTACTCAAAGGACGCTCACAACTTGCCACGTTCCTACACCCCTTCTCCGCACAGTAGAACCCAGCTTCAAGCAATTTCATAGCCCAGTGCCTCTATGATCCGATGTCTCATGTTGGACAACTGACCCTCTAAACCAAGCATCTCATCAATGTCGGTTTGTAGCCAGCAATTGCATCCGCACTGCTGTTCTTCCTCATCAGAGTACGAAGCCCAGTAACCCCTATCCAAGCACTTCTCGTGCCTTTCACGGACACATCTAGAACACGGTTCTAGTGCCATACATTCACGACCTTTCGTTGGCAATCCTAACCCCACTAACCGTGAGTTCTGGTCTCTAGCTATTTGGTAATCATTACCATTTATAGTACTAGAGACCCTAGAGCTCATAGTAGTTACCCATGAGCATGGGCGAGCAGTGGTCCCGTAGATGGTAATCACAACCAAAACCCGAACCAGGTTACCCCAGAGCTCACGGTGCTCATAGTGCTCACACCTTACCCTGGATTTGCACCTTGGAAGACCCCTGAGCTGTGGGTTCCCTCCAGATCCATTCCTTAATAGTTCCATCGTCAGCACGCTTGCGCTCCACCACAAGACCCATCTTCTTGGCGGCACGTTGTGCTGTCTGGCGAGAGATGCCTAATTCGGCCCGACAAGCCTCCACAGCAACCCTCGCAGGCACCGATCTGGGGTCGGTCCCGGAATCAACCAGTAATGAGTCTATGATAATGACAGCATGATCACGATCTGGAGAATCTTCACGAGCATCAGGCCCACGTAGCATGGTGCGGGCATCCAAATCTACCGAACCCTCCCACGCAATCACAGGCTGCCGAGCATTAGTAGGAGAAGCAATTACCCGGTACGATAGTGATGGACGAGAAAGAGCTAGGTTCTTCTTTGCCTGCGCCATCACCAAAAGACTCTCATCCTGAGGATGCGTACCAAACTGCAACGCCGCTCGTGCCGCCGCATAGAAAGCGATGGATCCTCCACCTCTGTACTTCGGATTGGTTTCCGAGCTGTTCTTGTTCAGGTGCCGTACCATCACAAACGCAGCATTGGTCTCACGAGCCATCTCAGCAAGCGGCGACGTCACCCTACGTACAGAGGCTTCGTTATGTGAATTGACTTGCTCAGACAGGTACGAAGTCACAGGATCCACCACCACAAGGCATTCAGACATCTCAGTGCGAATCTTCAGGGCATCTATAGCTCCACGTATAAAGTCCAGATCATCAGGAATATAGAAAGGCACGATAGTACCACTCTCATCCTTCTCCACAAATACAGCCCCAACCTTGCTACGATCAGCGCCAGCCGCCTGCAAACGAGGACCAATCGTATCCTCGTAATCGTCCTCATCACATATCAACAACACACAGCACGCAGGAGCAGGAGCACCGTCGGGCAACTTCCCACCGCACGATACCCGAGCTGAAAGATCCAACGTGAACAACGACTTACCCGTTTCGGGGTCGCCCTCCACAGAAGTCAATTTCCCGAAGGGGATGTACTGGTCCCACAACCACGTGACATCCCGCATCTCTAGTTCATCCATCATCTGAATACGGAAATGCCCAGCAGCCGCTGGAGCCGCACTGAACACACCTGGCTTCCACCCAGCAGGCGCTTCCCCATCCAACGCAGACCGGAGCGTATCCATGGCCTGGTCCAGACCATAGGGTTTGTGGTTGCCTTCTGAATCCTCGTCTGGGCAATCCTCTACAAACAGCCGCATTGCCTGCTCAGCAACCGCACGGGGTACATCACGCAACTGAAGGGCAAACTTGTACGCAACAGCCTCTCGGCCATTGTGCTTGTGCCCATCCTGCACGTCTCTGTACAGATAATCTTTGCCCCACTGCGCACACTGGGCGGCCGTCCAACCCGATTCTTTCTCGTTGGGTTGACTACTACCGTTACTCGTGATCTTGGTGGAGATAGCCACGGTGACATCGTTGAATTGCCCCTTGGCCAGAGTCCCACCGTTGTCAAGATGCTCTGTAATGTCTTTGCCGCCATTGCACTCCAGTACCCGCACCCTGCAAGTGTTCTTCAAAAAGTGATATGCCCGCTTGGCATTGGTTCTACCAACGTCGTCCTTGTCGGCAATGACGACCACAGACCCAACACCCTGGAAAAATTCAATCCAATCTTTCTGAAACACTCCAGAAGCACTGCGATGACAGCTAGCTACATATCCCCTTTCGGCAAGAGTGTCAGCATCCTTCTCACCCTCCACCAGATACACACGCTTGCCGGCATCACGAGCCTCAACCAGTTCTTGCAACCGATAGGGAATCCGACGCCGGCTGCCTAGTTGATAGACGTACCGACCGCTGCCCTTCTTCTTCCTGCGTGGCCTGAACGACTTGTGCTTCCCGTTGCGGCCCGGCTCCCAGCGTTCAACTTCATATTGTAGTTTTCCGTGTTCGTCTCTGTAGGGGTAAACCGCCACCAATTGACTTGTTGTAGCTGTAGTGGGTCTGCTACGTTGCATGTTTGACGACCACCTCCTGAGGGCGGGCACTCATTGGCTGCGACGCTTAGAGTGTCCGCCCTTTTGCATGGGCTGGGGCCACGCAGGGTACCGCTAGCCCGCTGCCCTGACCATCGTGACGTGATATTCCACGTTAGGCAGTAGCGGCAGCCTTCTACCCGCTAGGGCACAACACCCGCCACCCGCCTAACAACCGCTCAGAATCCCTCAGTAGACGCCTGCTGCATGAGATGGGGTAGGCACATCCACCAGCGCCCACACCCATCTCAGCGGCAGCAGCG